GAAGTCCTGGCTGCTAAATGTTTCTCGAATTCTTACTGCAGGGCCTATGATTCTGCACAGATACACGGCATTGCTGCTGTCTATGGTCTGTATGCTGCTAAGATAGACTACGTTACTGGTAACAACGGTAACAGAACTTAGATCAAAATCTGCATACTGATCATTGTTGACCTGCAGTCTAAATCTACTTACGCCACCAGCAGGGCTAGCATATACACTGTAGCTGAATACATCTTTGTTTAGGTTGTCATCAAACACGGTTGTCTGCACCAGATGTTCACCAAAAAGTGGTTGTTCATAGACATCACACACCACATTGCTGGTGTAGTCTGGTAGATTGCTCAGTGGCACTTCTTCGTAACCACGATTCTGATAATAGGTGTTGGGCTTGGGTATTTCAAACAGTTCCATGACTACATTGGCATCGTCTTCGGTGCTTCTATAGGGTAGATTGCCCGAGGTAAGTAGGTTACTGCGGAAACTAATGGTTCTGACCTTGGTCCAGTTTGGAACTCTAAAATCTTCGCTGTAGTCTATGAGATTGGTTCTGATCCATTGTGTGCTGGTTAGGGGATCTGCATTAAATCCACGTTTACCATTGATGCTCACCAAACGATTAACTGTTTCCAGGGGCTCGCCTGAATTATAGGCATCATTGAGATCCTGTCGACCTATGAATACAACTTCACTGCCAGTACCAGCTGCAACAGTGGTACTGCTAAATTCTATGGTCTGATCTAATTTTTGAACACGAGTCAGCAACAGCTGTTTGCGTTCCATAATATCGGTTTGTTCAGGCATGTTGGTTTTGGTCAGCGCATAGGTAAATTTTTCACCTGAACTATTCGACATTCTGTCAACATGTATGCTGGCTCTGTTCAATGAGCCTACCCAGACTCGGTCACCATCGCGTGGCATAATATTAAATCCAGTTCGACTGGCCTGACCACCTGCGGTTCTGATGTAATTGACACTGCTGATTTCCTGTTCGACCTGATCGCCCAGTTCAAGCTGAGCTCCCCAGACATAAAAAGCACCTGCACCTGTGCCCAGGTATACTTCGTTTAGACTGTTATCTTCCAGAGCCTGAATGCGTATGTGCTGTTGTCTAAAATTAGGTAACAAACTCCAGCGTCTTAGACTGCGAGGATTGTCTGCTTTGTTTAATAACACATCCAGCACAAATAGATCTTCCGGATCTGTTATGTTAAATTCTGGCAACCGGGCTGTAAGACTGCAGTATAACCAACCATCGGTGCTGGCTCTACCAACCTGAGCGCCATCAGCATTGGTGCCAACAACAGCACCCACCTGTATGTCAAAGATAGCATAGTATTCGTCGGCCACGTCCAGTTTAACATAGCGTCTACCACCAGCCACGGGTTTGAGATGTACACCAAACACAAAACGCTGGCCTGTAACAAAATCTGTTTCGGCCGTGGCTTCTACATAGTGTCTACCAACAACAGCATCTTCTATAACCAAATCACCTGCACTAACTGCCTGAGACTGACTGGTCAGTTTGGCTTCACGATACCAGGCCGTTCCAGCTGGATTACGATACTGGTAGCCTTCGAATATTTCCATGATGTTAGCAGCTTCATAACTTGGATCATATACTGTTGTGCTGGGATTTAAGTAGACTAAATCAGGGAATGGATAACTGTCACTGTCTATGCTGGTGTTAAATTTTTCCCAATACGTTGCACCAAATTGTTCACTAAAATATATTAAGTTGGTTCTTAACAGTGGTATGTTTTGATAACTGCCGGTTTTTAAAACAATGCCTCTGGACTGTACATTGGCATCAGCTAGTGTAGCAGTTGACGTAAAACCATCTCTAAGACCTCGTATATACCTAGTTGTTAGACGTAATTGATCAATTTCTTCTGCAGTATCATTGATTCGTTTGGTTAATAATATTCTATCAACCCCTTGTGCTTTCTGTGTAGCCGCAGTAAGACTCTCTAATAAAGTTAATCCCTTGATAAATGCTGGTGTTAATAAATCAGTCAGACTAACTGTATCAGCATATACATAGGGTCTGAGTATGCGTAAAACCTCGGTTGGGTCTATGCTGTCAACAAGTCCTTTGCCTATGTCGTAGTTAGTAATTGCACTGTTTAGATTAAAATTATCTGCGAGAGCCTTGATGGGATCCAGCAGTATAGCTCCCTGTATGGTTTCATCGTCAGTGCTTACTGAATCAGTAACAGCTGTTAGCCCTACATAGAAATTTACGGCATCAGATTGTGTAAATTCATCAGCAAGAGTTTTACTAGAGTCATAGACCAGCTGATCGCCTAGGTCCAGGTTGTCTATCATGCTGGCTGTATCTGTTAGAGATTTTAAGAATATGAACGCTAGATCTTCTAGTCCAGGTTCAAAAACATCAGTTACAGCTTTATCCACAAATAGCTGATCTGAACTAGTTAAATTAAATAAATCGGTTATACCTTTGTCATTCCACAGAGCTAGAGCATCTAGAGCAGACTGATCATCGGTTAGTTGTTTGTTTTTATATAAAGACAGCGCATCCAAGGTCTGAGTAGTTGATAATAATACTTTGTTAACAAAGAACGCAACATTTTCTGCGGCATTGTTGCTGACCCGTACTGGTATGTCTGAACCCACGGTCAAGAATTCGTAAATACCTTTGTCTAGGGTATAGGTGCTGCCATCTATGAGTGTAAAGTTGTCAATCATGCCAACAGCATCGGCAAATACTCTGTAGGCACTGAATGTTCGGTTTAACGCATCGGCTATGTCAATACTGTCTTGTGGTTTCTGATCACGCAAACGAATAAATCGTATGCCAGTATCATCAAGGCTAATACTGTCTCGGAGCGTGGCTGGAATTTGCAACAGAAAAGGTCTGTCAACAAAGGTGGTTGTTTCTGAAATTTGTCTAAGAACTGCAGTTACAAACTGTACTATGGTTGCATCATTGATGGTAACTGAGTCTGTGATGCGACGACCAGCCAGGTATTTAAATACTATGTCATCCAGACTGCTAAACGGATCGTTAAATCCTTTTATGGCACTCAGGGTTGGCCTATTGGCTGTAATAGTAATGTAGTCTTGGGGATTGGTACTGCCAAAGATGCCAAACGGATCATAGGCTATGCGCTCTACGAGTTTGGATATAACAACTCGAACTTTGGGAATGCGTAAATAACTCATGTTACCTACCTGGTAATACGCGGAGTTACAGTTACAATGCCCTCTACAGCACGTGTTTTAGTACCAGTGCCGCCATTGGTTAGTACTACATCATACAGGTAACGCCCATATTTGATGCCTGCACTACTGGCCGCAGACAGACTAAGTACAACTTCACCATTACCAGGTGTAGGTATGCCTACGGCAAAAACTGCCGTTGAACTAACGCTGTCATAACTGCGACGCATCTGAGCTTCGCCAGTAAAATTGGTTAAATTTAAAGGACTAACTATGTCAGCATAGAGCTTTATGGTAGCCTGAAAATCCGTTCCCTGTTCTAGTACAATGTTTTGTTGAATGGCCATTACTTGTCCAGCAGTTGTTGTAGGAGGGTTTTTATATCTACAAGAAGGTTCTCATGGTTATTTATACGTTCCTCTAACTGTGATATTTGTTGACGAGTTGCCAGACGTTCGGCTCGTTGTAGCTGATACCGTTCATAGGCATCTGCATCCACATCTATGATGGCGTTGTTTGCTGGATCGCGTCTTAGATGTGGATTATCAGCTACTCTAATTAGTTCATGGTTATGCATGAGCTATGACTCTGAGATTGCGGAACTGTGGAACTCGTGCCGCATTACTAGAGCGCATGACCAGTTTAACCTGGAATGCCGTAAATGGATTTAGATCTATGGATGTTCCAGTGCTGTCAAAACGGCTAATGTTGAATTCAACATCGGTAAAGTTACCTCGTACATCACTCTTGACCAGGGTAGCATAGCTGCTGTTGGTATTAGGCTGATTTGGAGCAATAAATCTGGTCCAGATTATGTTGTTAAAATCACTACCACTGGCACCGGTTTTGTAATAAACATCAAAGTCTGCAGCATTCGGCACACAGGCTTCAACAATCATTTTGATCTGGCTAGCCGGATTTTTAAGATTGATGACTCGGGTAATAAATTTAGCTTCGGTGTTGCCAGCTACAGTTGTAATTTCTTCGGTAAAATCATTGAACTGTCTAATGGTTATGGCATCCGCAGTAGTACTGGTCTGTAGGGTAGTACTGCTAACAAATAATGTTTTACCATTGTTTACCACATTAAGCACTAGTAGGCCTGTGCTGGTTATGTTGTTGGCACTAACACTGCTACCTGACACTGTGATATAACGACCCGGAACTATGTTGTTGAACAGTCCTTCAGTGGTTGTATTAATGGTTTCAAGGTTGCCATCAAAAGTTATAGTAGTATTGTTGTTGCAAATAACATCGGTTACTAGGACTGTGCTGGTCGAACCTGCAATGCTTAGCGCACTGAGTCTAGATGCCTGAGTAGGATTATCAATTCTTTGATTAAATACATCTACATAAATGGTGCTTAGATCAATGGCCGGGCTGACTGCATCATCGGTTGTACTCATGGTGACTACACCAATAAAACTGTTCTTCCAGATCTGGTTAGTACCACCGGCATTAATGGTAATGCTGGTATCTACACGATTGGCTTCATTAAGTTCGCTCAGCAACACCACGCTGCTGTCTAAAGCATTGATGTCATTAAAGTTTAATGTTCTAGTATACCAGCTGTATGGAACAGTTGGTGCATTAGCATCGTTGTCATAGGTTACACCGCGCAACAGCTTACCAGTTAGGTTTAAAGTTGTTGGTTGGAAGTTTAGTGTTCTAGCACGAGGTTTGACCATGTGATACTGTATGTTTTTAGCACCACTGATGTCATTACCACCGGCTATGGTAGAAGTTACACCAGTAACACCACCACTGATAATAGCCTGTGAACTTACGGTTACAGTATAGGTATCCAGAGTAACATCACTGATGGTTAATACTGGGTCTAGGTCATTTGGTTGATAAGTACTGAGCGTTGAGCTAACATAGTTACCAAAAATTTCTCCAACTGGTATGCTGTTAATAGAACTTAGGTTGTTTAAGGCATACTGTCCGGCCCAATAAGCACTGTACAATCTGACTGTATCACCGCTGGCAAATCCATGGTTTCTGTGTCCAATACGAATCTTGTTGCTACCATGCACAAAGGTCAATGGATTATTTGGCAACTGATCAGTGCCCAGTGGCTGAGTCACAAAGTGAGCTCTGGCTCCGGTGTCGGCTGTACTAAACACACAACGATTCAGTCTAAATTTAATGTCGCTTAGCTGATCCTCGGTCCATAGTATGCCATCCTGAGATTTAAATAAACTACCAAATAACACATTGGTGGTATAGGTTTTGGTTGGCTCAAAGATGTCCTGCTGACCCAGTGTGGCAATCCAGACTCGGTAGTTCTTGGTATCACATCGGGGCACAATGGCATAGTGTTTGTTTGGTAACAGGTAAATGGGTTGACTAAATTTAAATTTAGTTGGTGTTCGGCCCGTTGCATCTACGATGACATCGTCTGGATACAATGTTACAGCTGCACCTGGAACCAGTTCATTCGCACTAGGACGACCTGATTCGTCACATACACGAATGTCTAGGTGGATTGGAGCTTTTTCTGTTAGTGGTTTTTGTGAAAAGAATAAATCCACATCACTAATATACGCACCGTTTACATACTGATCAGGCAGTTTGAATGACTGAGCAATTGGATCGTAATAGCGTTGTACATAGGTCTTGGTAGTTATGTAACTGTTGGTAATCTGTACATTGGTGCCCTGAGCATAATACTCTGCGGTTGCTCGAGCGGTCCAGTCATCAGGATCATTGTCTGGATGATCAGTAATAACAACAGGTTTGCGACCACTGAGGAACTTAAGCATGTCGGTATTAGGCAAGTCAAGCACGGCAACTACATTGCCCTTGCTATCTGAATACAGGTAATTGTCCGTTCCCTGAGTCAGTGCTGTGGCAGCTGTTACTGTGGCATTGACTCGTTTTACTTCAGAACCGTCAATGCCCACATAGAACTGGCCGGCTGAATAGTTATAACTGCCAGAATTTCTAATAAACGTTGGACTTAATTTACCACGAGCATTAACCAAATACAGCGTGGTTGAATCCTGTAATGCAGCAACTGCACTACCAACAAGTTTGCGTTCAGCACCAGTACCCTCGTAGTAATACACGCAAGGCCCAGCTGCAAAAGCCAGTTTGAATGCATCACGCGTAGCCACGCTGGGCAGGAATGTTTCGACTGTTTTAGGATTTAAATTAGTATGGAACCAACCGTAATCATATACCCAGGAACTTTCATAGCCATAGGCAGCTGCGGTTGCTCGTGTTACCTCTTTGATGTTTACACTGACATATTCACTTCTGCGACGAGGGATTTCATTGGCAGCATTGGCTCTGGTTTCGTTAAATTCCAGTATGGGCATGTTGTCAAAGGTCATTTTTACAGCGCCAGTCATGTAGCTATCAATTCTTTGATCGTCAAAGAAGCAATAGTACTTGGCATTGGGGCGCAGACCATTTGCCTTCCATAAAATGCTCTGTGCTCGGCAATACGGCAATAATGTTGTTGGTCCACGACTAGAACTAACTAATGTAGTAGTACGTCTTTCAATGGTGCTATGGAAACGACCCCAGCCACCATCTAGAGTTTCTCTAATAGTTGTTGTTCCACCTGTGGTATAATTTTCAGTATAGGTATAGGTTTCGTAGATGTCAGCCTCGGGAACTAATTTTAAGTTACCCAGGAATGTAGCAGTCAGGAAAGGTGCAACTGCAATGCTGGTTGTAGCTAAATCTTGTCTTAGTACTGTACTGGTTGTGTATTTAAGTGTCATTAAATCACCAGTAACCGCATAGTTTTCCTGAGTTCTGGCGCTGCGTAATCCAGTTAATTCACTGCTGGTAAATAACCCAGCAGTATAGTTAATTTTTTCTACCAGTGGTATGCTATTAACTACAATGTTGGGCTGTACAAGATTCTGATCCATGTCCATGGTAAAACGGCCATCGCCAGTTACTTCGGTGTTGCTTAGATCCGTAAAGTTATCAACAAAGAAACCAGTCTTGTAACGTTCCAGTGTGCTGTCTAGATTGTCTCGAATCTGCAGATTTTTAGTTTTGGCTTCTAGCAGATTTAAACTGGTCACAGCTTCTAAATTAGTTACTCGTCTTTCAACCTGACCTATGTCTTTCATGGTAAAGCGACGATTTTCATATTTGGTAGTAGTAATCACAGGTTCATCTATGCTGCGTGTATACGGAGCTAAACTAACATCATATAGTTTAACAGCATTAAGAGTGTCGGCTAATTTTGGAAATTCTGGAACAGTATCACTGACGCCAGAGACATTGTAGAAACTGCTATTTTTATCCAGGAATATACTTTCTTTGCGACCCAGATAAAAACTAACATCGGCCGTAAAGTTTGTGGCAAAACGAGGAGCTGCACTATCTGAAGCAAGTCCAGTTGCAGCACTGGTGATTCGAGGTCTAAAGTCTAGTACATCGCCCAGATTGGTGCCCTTGTAACTGGTAATTTTTTCATAGGGATGTGTGTTTGTAGCATAGCTGCTGCGAGCAAAAAAGTCGCCGGCACCGTGTTCAAAGTAATCATAGTATACTCTAATACTACCAGTTGGTGGTGGCATACCTGGTCTGAGTCGTACGCTACCAAAATCATAGAAGCAATCTCGTTGACCATTGTCTAGTACATAACGGCTGGTAACATCTGTAGCAGCTGACTGTATGATTGCATCCCAGGTGGTTGTAAATGAAGCGGCCTGGAATATTTTAACTACTTTAAAAATGTCATTTCTGCTCAGTGGCAATGTAGTACGTGTAGCTGAACTGCTTCCTAGGAAATCGTCATACACACTGGCCGTAAAGGTTTTAGTTTTTACACGCCCCAGTACGGTATTATTAACTGCACTACGAACCACGGGTAAAATAATCTTGGCTGTATTGCTGCTAAAAGTACCTGCGATTCCTACGGTAACATTTTGACCTACCTGAGTAACTGTGCTTACTGTCAATGGTGTGCTTAGATTGCTTATGATGTCCTGAGCAACAAAATACGCATTGGCATCTGTAGTACCCAGAGCCTCGGCTGAGGCATTACCTGATGCACTGGCCAGGGTAATTGTTACTGAACTTAATCCACTGACACCACTGAGACTGTAAACCTTGTAGGCAGTAAATAAATTGTCTACAACGCTAGATGTTGCTTCGGATACTGGAAACAGCAATGTATTACTGCTGGTTTCGTTTAGGTTATTGTTTACTTTAAATGCAGGGAACTGTGTTGTAGTTCCACTTACTGTGGCTAAATCCAGATTAACAGCAAATGCAACACTGTTGCTTGAAACCTTGGTAATAAACAATCTCATGCCATTGATGTCTACCAGATCATTGGTGGCTAGTTCTGTTAGCATTTTACTATCATTGCTGCCACGGAGTTGTAGCGCACCGTGTGCCTGCACAATTGTTGTACCGCCGGTATAGTCCAGTAACTGATAGTTACCAGTTAATTTACGAGCATTGATACCAATCTGGAAGTTACCCCAGACATCGGCTGCGAATGTTGCTGTACGACCTGCATAATAAGTACCAATGCTGGTGTTAGCCAACAAAGTAGATTGGTTACTAGAAACAATCATGCGGTTTTCACTAATAACATTAACCACTGTACCAGTTGTAGCAGCATTGGCTACACCTAACCACACTACATCGCCAGATCGAAATTCACTTTGGAAGCGGGTGCTGACTGCATTACCCGTTGCCATGCCCAGAACGGTCTGAGCTGGAACTCTGACATATAAACTAGTTCCGGCAACTGGTGTTGCTATGGCTGGACCAAATATGGTCATGTTGGTATTACTGTTGATTGCGGCTACCACCCAGCTGCTAACTGTTGCAAAACTGCTGCTTGCACCTATGGCAATGGTATCACCAACGACCAGGTCCTGTGTAAATGCAGTTAGCGTACCAGTAACTGTGGTAAATACTGTACCACCAACTGCAGTGGTTGCAGCATTAAACACGTTGCCCAGAGTCAGGAACGAACTGGTAGCATTGCCAGCATATTTAATATTACCGGTCAGGGTATAGCTAGTCTGAGTAATGCTGGTTGTAGTATCAAATACTATGAGACTGTTTACGTCTCGGTCAAAGTTTTTACCTGCGCGCATGTTAATGTCACTGAGACTGACTTTTAGGCCTCCACGTGCGTCTGGATCTACCCAGCTAATACGAGCCGTACCTACCTGTTGACCATAGCCAAATTTCTGTATGTTACGATTACCGACTATGCGGTCAAATAATGCCACTGGAGGCATGGTGCTGACATCAGGTATGCCATAGCTAAAGTTTTTATTTACATAAACATAATTGCCCAGATTAAGTGGTATGCTGCGATTGTTATTGGTTCTGGTATCCCGAGCCTTGCTCAGGGTAACATTGGTATTGACTAATTTTAGGGTTTCATAACCGTTGATGTAGGCCTTGCCCTTGCCAAATACTGCCACCACGTTGCTAGAACTTGCTGTGACACTGAGGCCTCGGTTACCTATGGGGCTAGCAACATAGCGCCAAACAACACTACCATCAGTAATAGTGGATGTTTCATCTATCGTGGCATTGCTTAGGTTGGCTGGTTCTGACGCTCCACTAATACCACTCTGAATACATTCAAAATAACGTGTAGTAGTTGAGCTAACATTACTATACACATAATCGTTGACTTCATAAGCCTTGGTAGCTGCCCAGACGCCCTGGGCATTATCACGAGCCTCGCGAATTTCAAATTTAAAATCTTCTACAACATAGTTACCGCTTTCGTCAAAGGTTCTGCGAGCCAGAGTTTCTTGTAGTATGTTGTACTGACTACCGTTAATGACCTGTTGTACAACACCGCTTTCGATGCGAATTAATTCAAAGAAGTTTTCAGGATTGTCTTCTAGACCACACTGTATAAAATCTATGTTAATTTTGTATCTGTGTGCACCTGGAGCCGCAAGATTTGGAGTACCAGCTGCATTGTCATATAAACTTAAATCATCATCTGCAGTTACTATGCTTTCGGTATACTGAATACCAATGCGAGCATTTATGTCAGATACTGTGTCAGCATATTTTTTAACACTGATGCTGGTTGAATCTACTTTAACAAAATGCTTGGCTACATAGTAGACACCATCGTTAATGAATGCATAGGCACTGCGACCTGTATAATCTGTACCAGCCTGTACGGTCAGTGTTTTAGATGCATCATCGGTCAGATAAACTGTTGAACTAACAGCAAAGGTTTTGCTAGCGCCACCACCGGCATTTTCATTGCTGCCTGTGTAAAGAATAATCAATGTAATAGGATCAGTGCCAGTAGCTGCTATGGCTTTTAATACACGTGCAACAACACCCGTTCCATCGCTGGATGAACTAATAAATTTGTCTTCTAGGTCACTAAGAGTTAAACTGCCCAGATTGGTGGTAGCAATTTTAAGAAAATTTACCTTGTCATTGTACTGTACATTGCCAGGTATGACCATGCTACCATCTTTGAATAAATGATCTCCAACTTTACTTACCTGATTTTGCAGTATGGTCTGCAGTTGGTTCATTTCACGAGTCTGTACTGCTACTCCAGGGCGAAATAAAACTTTATGAAAGTTCTTATCCTCGCTGAAATCGTCAAAGTATGGTGTCTGATTAAAATTCATGTTTTACCCTTGATTCTAGAAGTTTATAACTATGTTTATTTTTTCGTTCTGACCTGCACTGCGTGTTACTGGGCGACGATAATCCAGGTACAGTACCTGACCTGTATAGGGTTGTATTTCTGGTAATGTACCCGTAATGCCTGTGCTGCTGTTGATTAGTTTACTATACCCATTGGTTGCCGTAATGGTATCACTGGTATTAAAATCATAGAGTTTAAAACTAGTAACTGTATCTATGCGCGTAGTGTCTATGCTTTCAGGCTCATCGGCATTTACTGGTACAATGTATTCCAGGCGAGTGGTTCCAGAACTTTGAAATACAAATAGACCACTGGCCAGGCTATTACTACCTGTAATAATGTTGTCAGCATCTGGAGCTGTTGAACCATCAACCATGGTCAGGGTTCTGAGTATGCGACCAGAACTGCTGGTAAACAATGTGCCAGTGTTACTGCTTACTCGCCAGCCTATGCTGCTGTTATAAGAAGCTGGATTTTTAACTAATGCTATGGTTCTAAAGTCCTGATTTACTGGAAAGTCTCCCTGTTCATACCCACTAACAGTTCCTGCAATCATAACATTATGTGCATGTGTTTCATACATGAGATTGCTGCCATGGCCGCCTGGAGGAGCTATGATGGCAACTGCATTGGCTGTGGTTGGTGTACCACCACCGGTCAGTACAATTTTAGCCCAGGTATATCCTGAACCTGCATTGGTAACTGAAATGCCTGTAATTCTACCTGTGCTGGTATTGGCCGTGGCCGTAGCTGATGCGCCTGTTCCATCGCCATAGATTATGACGCCTGGTGTACCTGTGTATCCAGAACCTGCGTTTTCGACTGTTATAACATCAATGCCATTGATGCTGCTTATGCTGTTGGCTGCAGTATTTACTGGTAAATAGTTAGCTGTTACAAAATCAACATCGGCTGATGTAATTGTGTACAGATATTTCCAAATATAACCGTCGGCAGTCTGTTGTGGTGCAGTTCCTGTGGTTGTTGGTTGTACGGTGCTTACAGTACCAGTGGTTGCTAGTGCACTACGACCATTGAAAAGACATTTGTACACACAACCTGTTGAAGTTACGTAGACTATGAAGTTACTGTCACTGAGATCATAGTTGTTGTTTTCGGTGGGACTACCTGAACTAACATTGTGGCGGTACATGTCATATCGTGCGCCACTGGTCCAGTTTATGCGATCTATGCAAAGACGTATGTTGCTGCCATAAATTTTAGCAGCTGCCATGGCATCGCGCCAGAACGATGTTTCATTTAGTACATTATCTGCTGGATTAGGTATATTGCTATCATTTACTGTACCCGATGCCTGCGCACTAAATTTAGTACTTAGATTATCGGCCCAGCTTTGTGGACGGGCCAGTACCATGTAGATGTTTTCAGC